TGAAAATTATAGAGAGACACAAATTCTTTAAGGAAATCTGTTATAAATGTTTTTTTTGATGAGTCTGTAATATTCGCCATTCGCATGCCAACAGTAATAAAAGTCTTGAGGGTTTTTAGCTCATGATAATGGCATATTAAATCAATGCTATAATCATCACTGTGTTCCAAATGAAACATTAAGCAACTTTTTAATGTAATAGATTCAATTTGATACTTAATATATTCATAGACAATACTGGCCTTAAATGAAGAGAAATAATTAAAAATGCCCATCAAAAAATTTTGGTTAAGTGTGATGTAATCATTACCGTCATCTTTTATTTTTCTTAATAAGTTGAGATTCTCATTATCAGGGAAACCTTCACTTGAGTTGAAGACAGACTTAAACAATTCATGTGGTATTCTAAGCTTCTTTTTCTTCCATGATTCGAAGATTAAAAAAAACAACCTTGTTAATCTTGAACCTAATCTTGGCCGAAGTTTAATTAAGATTATTTGGAAGACTTCCAACATCTCTGAAGCAGACCATTTTGAACAATCTCCATTAATATAATATGCTTTCTTGCGATTTAATTCACTAGCTCTCATAGTAGTCTCCATCATCTCTTGTATCCTATTCAGTTTTAAGTCACCTGGAATTGTAATACACTCAGTGCGTATTTTCATGCACACTCTCTTAAAGAACTCCTCTAAACATTTTATTGCGTACTTTGTTGCGATATCTAAAATGTAAAATTCTCTCTTGGGGCCATACTGTACCTTAATACACATATCCACAAGAGCTGTCTTCTCTTGATTTGTGTATAATGTTGCATGCTTTATCAAAGAGTTCTGGAGATCAACTTGTTGGTCAAACCCTATTTTCCTATTATTAATAATTAAGGCATCGTTAACTTTGCACCTTTCCTTCATTTGTGAGTTTTGATTATCCTTAACAGTGTGGTTTACATCACTTGTAAATATGCTAGCTTTTGTGGAGCCAAAATGTGCTATTGGTTTTTGGAAGAATGGCTGCTCTATTATTGATTCCATATCTAAGCTCCTGTATGTTTCTAAAAAATGATCAGTTGCCTTTGATATAAAGCTTGCAGAAAAGCCCATTTCATGATTCTTCAATAAACTCTCTAGATTCAAGTGTAAGCCAACCTTCTCATCTTCCCCCATCTTTTTATACATATCATCAAATTTTAATATTGTTTTAAGGCATTTAATATTTTCATGATATGTTGAAGATGGCTCTTTAATCGTATGAGCATAAATATGGACAGTGTCTAAAAAATCATTAAAAGTAAAGCAATGACCACCAGCGCCCCAAAGAAATGGCATCTTTATTTTCCCACGGAATTTATCATCAATTTTAGGACTGTCTTCCATTTCAAATAAATAATGCTCAGCCTCTTCCTCAGCGTCAAATGGATCATTTTCTACAAGATAAGATTCTCTCATATGTAATTCATGAGTTACACGAATTGCAATTTTAAAAAATTGAGTATAAAAGAATGACAATAAAATTGAATTTATAGGAAGAGTTAACTTATCCTTGAGGAGTTCTGCTGTCTTCGAATTCAAAGATAATGAACCCATCATTATATACTTAAAATCAGTTAAATATTCTGCTAGTTTTTGAGTTGCATTTAACCCTATAATTACTCTCGTTGTGAAATACTCTTGGATAGATGAGTTTACATAGTTACGTGATAATCGAACCTCATCTCTAGATAATTGGGAAAGCAAATTCTTAGTTCCACTACTTAATGTATTGAAGAAAACATCAGACATGAATGTCAATTTTTCCAATTTTAATCTTCGCCAACTTGTCTTAAAGATTGTATTTCGAGAGGTTTTAACATACTGAACATCACCATAAACTTTAGGAAGCTCCTCACCTTCAGGCAATATCCCGATGAAGTAAAATGCCACTCCTGGATCCTTATTCCTCTTTTTCCTCTGACAAACTGCAACACACACTATATTTGACAAGCCACCGCATAAGAGTGCAATTTCGGAGTCATTTGAATTTCTTGAGCCAACCATTATTAGTTCTCTGCAAATTATGTGATAATTCCAGGCTAATCTTGCTGCCTTTGTTTGCAGGCACAAAAGGAATGGCTCTTTATATTCCTTTATCATATCACTTTTCAATTTTTTAACATTTGGATCATCTGCAAATAAATCACTGTCTAAAATGTATGTCGGAGAAGAAAGCCAATTTTCTGATTCTAGAGTCATATCCTCAAGATAACTCAACACCTCCCTGTAATCATTCTCATTAGGTATGAGAGTTTTTATCTTAGAGGAGGCTTTCTTTTGCTTAGAGTTAGGGTTTGTTTTTTTATCAAAATATTTCTTCCTCCAGCCACCACTTTTTAATAGAGATTCCATAACCCCTTTATCAGACTTCAATGATTTCCTCCAATTGAGCATTTTTTTTGTTGTTATGCCATAAAACCCTTTTCCATAATGAAAAAGCTGATAATAATGATCTGGTTGCTTTTTAATAAGTTGGATGTTTGTTCGTCCGGCACTCTTCTTATTATTCTTTGAAACCATTGGATTATTTACACCATATTTTGTAAAGATTCTCTCAACAAGAGGATTCTTGCTTATTAAGCTCTTAGCAAGCGTGAGCTTTTCTTCGACAGAATGATCTTCAAGATTTAATCTTGATACACCTTTGTTGTACTGATAAGCATAAGATTGAAACTCATGAAAGTCTTCCATACCTGGTGGGTGTCCAGTATAATATAATTGGTTATAAAAAGGGTCGTCAATAACATTTGTTAGTTCATTGATAAAGTAAGGCAATTCTGGGATTAATTGTGTAATACTCTTGGATGAAATAACATTAATGCCATGCAAAGTTCTTAACATTAAGGACTCTTCAAAATCTTTTGCTCTCTTTCCTGCCTCTTGCTTCTGACTCTTGAAAAATCTTGGATCTAAAGGCATGTGAAGTGAAGGCTTCGGGTTCTCTAAACTTATATAATTTTTTTCCATTTCAATAGCTTTCTCTCTTTGAACAGCAATCACTTCAGAGACTTTGGTAGTATGTGGTACATATTTACACATGTTAGGAAAGTCTATGGGTTCCTCTCTTACCGTAGAACCAGAAAAAAATGAGTTCATATAAGCTTCAGAAGATTTATCCCTCTGTATTGCATTCTCCAATCTCCTATACATCTGTTTCTCTAAATCTGTATAATCACGGATGAAAGAGCTATCTAACACACTATCACCTACTATCCTTGCATCTTTGTAGGTGATTCGAGAATAAGAATTATTTAAGATTCGAACTCTTTCAAGAACAGATTCAAAGAATTCATGGTTCAGCATTGGTAAAAGACTCTGCAAATTGTCAACTAACATTGGCATATTTCTACCATCAGGATGTAAAACTATTGTAATCAATGTAGTGTTCAAACCAGCTTCATTCAAGAGATCTACATCTTTCATGTACTTCTCACGCTTTTGCTCTTCCGCCTGGTTTATTGTTGTGGTTATTGAAACCTCTATGAAGAATATGCTTTTATTTATCTGGAGGCATAAATCAGGAGTCTTACTACTCAAACCTTTAACGTTAGGAAAGAGGAGATTAAATGGCTTTTCAAATGGGTCAATGCTGAGTTTATGAGCGATTGCAAACACAAGTAGATCATGGCGAAGCTTAAGGTATGTGTTTGAGATAGTCTCTTGAAGGGATCTTGACAACTGATTAATGCTAGTTGCAT